ATATAAATTTAGGTCAAATGAAAACTCCAAGATTCTGGAAAACAAAACAAGAAAATGAAAAGACAGTAAAAGACTTAGTAAATAATGTAGATGGTAATGAAAATGTTATCATAACATATAAGAATCTAGATCTAGATGATACTACAGTAGTTCTAAATCCTGCTCCATATATTGCTGATAAAGTTGAAAATGAAAAAGATAAAATCTATAATGAATTTTTAAGACTTATAGGAGTTGCTAATTTAAGCTATCAGAAAAAAGAGAGAAATATCACAGATGAGATAAAAGCAATGCAAGGGGGAACTATTGCAAGTAGATTCTCTAGATTTGAGGCCAGAAAACAAGCTATAGATGAAATCAAGCAAAAATTTGGCATTGATTTAAAAGTTAGATATTATGATGGAATTCCTTCATCAGTAGATGAATTAGAAAATATTCAGGAAGAGGAGGATCAGGAAGATGTGGAAATATAGTGACAGCGATTATATAAGTTATATAAACAATGTAACTAATAAACCTCCTACAGTTTACTTTTTGCTAGAATCTATTGTAAATTATGGCAAGGATGAAAAAGTAAAAATAAAAGACTTAGCAAGTGCTGGAAGAGAGAGATTCTTCAATTTTGATTATCCTCTAACTGATAAAGTAGATAAAGCTACCTTTGAAACTAATATTCTAAATCATTTTCTAATGAGAAGAATAGGAGCTGAAACCTTTACAGCTTTTCAAATAAACTTAAATGCTAAATTGAATGAAATAATGCCTCTATATAATATGATGTTTGATTCTTTAGATGGAATAGATCTTTTAAATGAATCTTATACTAGAACAGGATCAGATAATTCAAATACTACTAACAGTATTGAAAATAGTTCTACTAGTACATCAGATAAAAGATATTCTGATACACCTCAGAATAAACTTACAGAGGTACAATCTGGTCAGTATGTAACAGAATATAATTATGATACTAATACAGATTCATCTAGTTCTGAAGGAGAATCAGAAAATGCTAGAACTTATTCTGAAACATTTAGAAAGAGTCCTGCTAATATGATTAATTATCTAAAAGAGGCTCAAAAAGAGGTTAAGTCAATCTATTCTCTTATTTATGATGAATTAGATGATTTATTCTATGGAATAATATAGGAGGTTAAAATGAGTGAAATGAATTATGATTATAAAAAAATGTATCCTTTTAAATGGTTTATTCTACAAAATTATCCATTTCTAGAGGATTCAATTGATTCTCTTACTAATTATCAATTATTAGTAAAATTAGGAGAAGAGATAAATAAAAATAGAGATGCTATAAATGATATAGGAGAAAATGAAGAGTTACTAGTAGAAGCTTTTAATAATTTACATGATTACGTTGAAAATTATTTTAATAATTTAGATGTTACAGAAGAGATAAACAATAAATTAGATAAGATGGCATCTGATGGTACTCTTACAGCATTAATAAAAGGTTATATAGATCCATATATAGATGAAATAGATGAACAAATAGAATCACAAAATACAGCAATAGAAGAGATAACTAAAAAGGTAAATAGTGCTGTTGGAATTAATCCTATTCCAGTATCATCTACATCTGAAATGACAGATACTACAAAAATTTATGTTTTAACGACATCTGGAAAATGGTATTACTATGATGGAACTGATTGGGTTGTTGGTGGAGATTATCAATCTTCTGGAATTGCTATGAATTCTGTTGATTTTACAATGCTTACTAAATCTGTAAAGGATTCTGTATTAGTAAATACAAGTGATATTATTGATATAGTTTCTTATTTTGAAATAGGAAACGTAACTATTACAACATCTGGCTGGAGCTATGGAGATAATCCAAAAAGAGCTAGAGTAAAAGAAGGATTATCTATTCATTTACCAATTGGAGCAGCTCTTGTTATTCCAGCTGGAAAAAGAGTGTTTTCTGGATGGTTAGTAAATAATGAATATAAAATAAAACAATGGTCACAAGGTACTATTATAATAGGAGAAGAGGGCGATTATACATTTTTATTTGCTAATGTATCTGAAACAGAAGAAATTTCAAACCTTGCATTATTTATGGAAGGATTTAAAATTATAATTCCAAAAGATAATGCTCAAAATGATATTGATAATATTAAAGAATCACTTAATAAAAAATACATGACATCTAATAGATACTTAAAAGGAACTATTTCATCATCTGGAATATCATCATCAAATAATAGAGTATATAACACAGAATTTATAAAATTTGATAATGATTGCTGCATGCATATTACAGGAAATTCAAATCAAATGGTTTCAATTAGATGCTTTGCTTCTAATCAATATTCTAGTTATATTTCAAATGGTACAACAGGATGGGTAGCTTTACCTTTTAATATGGCTGTGAACAAAGATTGGTATTATACAGTAGAGGCTAAATATACTGATGATTCAGCTATTACTGATTTATCTGATTTTAGTAATCATATTAAAATATATTCAAATGAATTTAAAAAGATAACTACTGATAAATATAATACTCCTAAGCTTGTATATCATAGAGGAATGAGTTCATGTAGACCAGAAAATACAATTCCAGCATATGAATTCTGCCATAATCTAAATATAAAATATGTAGAATGTGATGTTCATCAGACATCTGATGGTGTTCCAGTTGTAATACATGATGAAGATGTATCTAGAACTACTAATGGAACAGGAAATGTTAATAGTTTAACATATGCTGAAGTTGAAGATCTTTACATAATGAATTCAATGTACGATTCTGTATATACACAAACTTTACGAATTCCATCATTTGAAGAATTCATAGCTTTTTGTAGAGATAAAGATTTATATCCATTTATTGAATTAAAAGAAACTCTAACAGAGCCAGTAATAAAGAAAATAGTAGATCTAATTTATAAATATAATATGCAAAAAAATTGTTTATGCTTTAGTTTCCAATATAATTTAGTGCAATTAATTGAAAAATATTCTGATGAGATTAAAGTTGCTTTTATGAGTCAAACTTATTCAAATAGCATATATAATCAATATATAAGATTAAATAATGATAAAGGATTTATATTAGATAAAGGAGTTATTACAGCTGATATATGTAAAAATGTTCATGATTCTGGAGGATTTATTGGAGCTTATGTTGTAGATACTTTAGATGATATGTATGATTTAATAAATAAAGGAGTTGATTTTATAATAACAAATAAATTATTATATAATGCTAATATTAATGATGAAACAACTAATTTATATTATGAATTTAATGGAACAAGCTTTACTCATACAGTACCAGCAAATGAAAGATATCTATTTGATGATGTATATAATTTAATAATTGATGTACTACCTTTAGGACAAGATACTACTATTAATATTGGAGGTTTGACATATCATATACCAGCATCAGATAATTGGATATCATTAAATCTATACTATATACCAGTACCAAATGATACAGATATTACGATTTCTTTATCTGGTTCAAATTGTAAATTTGCTGATTGCAAAATAAAAAGATTCAGATCTAGAATATAAAAAAGAGGAGAATATCTCCTCTTTTATTTTTTATTTCATATACAAACACTTGTTTGTTATACTATTGTATTTGAAACTGTATAATCTCCTATTTTAGAATCATCGTGCCAGATTGTTATCCCTTTTCTGAATGCTTTTATTATTTCATCTACATACATTTCAGGAACTGATCCAAAGCATGCATCATCAGAAGATGCAACTTCTACATAATTGAAATATCTTCTTCCTGTTATGTTAGGAGTCTTTAGTCTATTTACTTTATATCCGAATCTAGTAAAATAATCATCTATTATTCTCATATATTCAGGTTTACAATGTACTCTTCTCATAAAGAAATTTATTCCTCCAATTGCCCATGTTACATTACCAGTATTAGATCCTCCTGTTATATTAGGCTTTAATTTTGCCTCTTTTTCAGCACCAATCCAATCAGATACCTCTCCAGCTAAATTAATACCAGCCATGGCCATAGCTCCATGAGTTCCTGAAACCATAGCACCTTGAATAGCACCCTGTACAATATTAGTTCCAGATTGAGCGTATTCATTTACACCTTGCTGAGTTAACCAATTAGTGTAAGCATCAGATGACCATGAACAAGTTGGAAATTTACCTAAAGGAACTGATTCATCAAAGTTTTGAGCTATTCCTTTATAATTTTCCGGTATAAGTTTATAAGATCCTCCTACACTTAGGCATCCTACTACTGTCATGGGACAGTTAGATGTAGAAAAATCTTCATATTTTAATATTTTATCTTGACCTACATTATTAGAAATATATAAATAATTATATGGATATACTTTACATTTATTATTTTTAGGAGTATATCCTGTAAATGTATAACTTTTTGAAATAGTAGCATCAAATTCAGCTACATTATCAGAATTAGGAACTCCATAAAAATCAAATCTATTTGTAGCTGTTGTAGCATCATAAGCAAAATTAGAGAGTAATGTTACATTATCAAACATAGCTGTTGGAACTATAAACATTGATTTAATAGAATCAGCTACCTCATCTTTGCCCATTCTCTCAACAAATCTTCCTAAATCTCCAGATGTTTTAAATATTAGAATCTCATGACCAGAAATTAATTTATTAAATCTAGATATTCCTCCAAATTTTACTATTTGAGGATCGTTAGGATTTATTACGGATTCTCCTAAAGGATGGCAATCAGTTTCAACGGCTACCCAATATGATACTCCTAAATCTGTTATGAATAAAGTATCTCCTTCTTGAATCATTTCTCCTGTTTCTAAATCTTCTGGAATAGTATGTAATCCTATTGTATCATCGTTAACGTGTTCTCTTATTACAAAACAATTCTCATAAGTTAAATCTTGATTAAATGTAGAAAAGCTATCTACTTTATATTTTATTTCTGTATTTTTTTCACCTTTATATATTACATCCTCTATCCATGCATAAAACCATTTATTACTATAATCATAATTTTGAAAAGCTATATAGTTTGATTGAAGAGCTTGACTATAAATAAAATCAGTTTGAATAGTGCCTGTATTTCTTATAAATGAATAAGTATTGGATTGAGCCACAAAATGATTATTATCTGTCAACATTTCTAACATCTGGCTTGTATTATAGTTAACTACATTTTTAAGCTCTCTATCCATTTTGACATTTTTAGCAAGTATTATCTTGCTAGTTCTATCAGCCATTTTTCTTTTACCTCCTAATTGAAAAATTAATGACTTGTTTAAAGTCTGTACCACATAGATCAGAACTATAGAAAATTCTATCTTCTGTAAATGTATTTAATATATTCTGCAACTTAATATTTCTGGATGAAATATTATAAATATTAGTATACCAATTTGAATCTATTCTGACCTCATCTGATATTACTATTATATCATAATCAAATTCTTTATTATATGGATATACAAACCAGCATATATTTACCCCATCTGATAACATCTCAGCTATAAATTTAAATCCTTTAAAACATAATCCGAATCTGTAAAGAATCTCATATTCATTATAACTCTTAGGTAGTTTAGGCTGAGGAAAAGTTTGCCATGTACCCTTATCAATCATAGATGCAGCATTTCCTATTGTTACAGATTTTCCTCCTGATGCCTTGCAAAATTCTATTGCTATTTTTACATCAGTATCCTCATTTTTAATTATTTTAGTTTTTATTTCACCTTGTTTTATATCATGAAATATTTTATCTAACCCCCATTCTTTTATATAAGGGCATACTTTAGAAATAGAGTTTCCTACACAGTAGACTTTAGTAGATCCTCTTTTTCTATCAATAGTAGAATAAAAGATCATAAATCTATCTGGCTCATGTGGTAGATATGAACCTCTTTCAAAAAATTCCTCGAAAATTATAATATCTACATCTAGAAAAGATCCAGAAGATAAATGTTGCTCTGTAGATAAAGCTACTACATATCCAATCTTTTCTCCTCTAGTTACTTTAGATGTTTCCAGATTATAATTAGATAAATATAATACTTTTCTATATTGAGTAATACAGTTGTATTTTCCATTAGTTAATTTTAAAACATCCACATCAGCAAAATATTGCTCTATCCAGAGGTTAGATATATCTTCTCTCCATCTTCTGATCAATATAAATCTTTTACCTGTTTTTAAATAGTGCTCTACGGCCTTTTTATGCTTTACCTGATAGGATTTACCATTAGATTTTTCTCCTAAAATAATATTAAATAGAGCATCCTCTTTATCTATATTATCTATATTATAATGTATTTGCTTTGACATTAGAATCTCCTATTCATCATTATTTCACTATGAATCTTATTTATTTCCTCTTTTATAATATCAGCTACTATTTGTTCTTTTTCATCTGAAGATTGGCCATAAATCAAATTAGAGTGATTTATTCCATATTCTTTACATATATCTGATATTTTTCTAAGATTCCTATATTCTGTTATTAGTTCTAAATTTGTCATTTATTTTCTCCTATTCTTTATAAATTGCTCTTTTACTAGATTCATCTGATAATAATTCAGCATATTCAAAGGCTTTACCTAAAACATAAGTAGTTGGCAAAATAGTGCAGCCATATCTATTTTTAACATGTTCTATATTTCCTTGAAAGTCTACCATATCAAATTCTGGCATATCATCATTATATATCAGCATCTTTTTTCCTGTATTTTTATAATCAAATACTAGATCATCTTTAAAATCCTCTAATGTTTTTAAGGAATTAGCTCCACATTTAGGAACTCCTGAAACTGTTATTTCTAAGACTAAAGCTTTATCATCTTCTACCTTTAAAACATTAGAATCTTTTTTAACCTTTTTTAACTTTATCCATTTAGTATAAGCATACTTTTTTGCTCCCTGAGTTATAAATTCCTCATAATGAGAATCCTCTTCAAATAATCCAAGCATATGAGGAATACCTTCTGAGTCCTTTGGAGCAAATTTTTCTATTGGAATATTCAGCTCTTCTGATACTTTTTTTATTCTATTTTCTACTGATTTGTTGTAATTATCTATTACTGATTTATCATATCCTTTTCTAAGTTTAAGAGAATCAGTATCAGCATAAATACAATATTTATCTAATTGAATAAGATTCCTAAGTAAATTATTTCTAGCCCATGCTGTTATCCAAACTCCGTAAGAAAAAGATAAAAATCCTTGTTTCTTTTCCTGATCTAATTTCTTTATTATTTCATCATTTGAAATTGGTATCTCTGACCATCCTGTTATATTATCATAATCTACATCATCTTTAATATTATTAGTTACTGACATTCCATATAAACTATTAAATTTAGCTTTTTCTAATGCATATTCTACCTCTTTACCAGCAACATTTTTATATTTAGTCTTTAGTACATATTTATCTAAGATAAATTCAATAAATTGCTTAGGCAAGTATTTATATATACTCCAGTAAATCTCCTCAAATTCATATGAATCAAATTCATATGTATCATATATAAAATAGAAATCTACATCTGTTAAAGTTATTTCTAACTCTTCAGCTGATATTACTCTACCATTATCATATCTGACATTCTTTAAATATGTACATTTAGAAACTGATATAAAATTATTGTAATATTTACATCTGATATTCTTAAATCTAACTTTTATTAAATATGCTAGATTCTTTATCATTTCCTCTTTAGTTTTTATATAACATCTTTTGAATATAGATCCTGGATATTTATATGATACCATACAAAAAGGATAGCTTGACGTAAAATCAAATGAATCTACATCTTTTATTATTTCATCAGCTAGAGTCCAGTTAGCATGAGTATAACCACCCATAAAAGCCTCTACTAATAGATTATATATATGAGGATCTTTATTTACCGAGTTTCTTACATAGTTTTTATATTTATAATCTTCTGATATTAAATTCTTTAACTCTCTTCTTACGTGGCCAGTAGATGTTAGTGGTATATCTTTTAAATTTTTATATTGTTTAAGTTCCTCTAAAATATATTCATAAACAACTAAGCAATCATTTTCACAATATGCAAGCTCCTGTTTTGTGAGTATAGTCTTACTATTTCTCTGAATATTATAATCTAGCTCCCCTACTAGCTTTTTAGTATTTAGTTGATATATATCAGCTAATCTCTCTAAAGATACTCCTGACATATAATAACTACATCTAAATTCAAAGTTAAAATCTTCTAGTTCGCATTTCATTACTTTTCTAGATTTTCTGGAGAAGATTTTTTTGATTTTAAATACATTTCTAAGAAATTGAAATTCATAAGATAAATTATGTACATAACAATATTTTTTTTCTTTACATGATAACATTTCAATTCTCTCTAAAAAGTATCTTAATTCGTTCCATGTTCTACCATAGTAAACCTCATTATTTATACCCATCATCCAAATATACATATTAGACATAGCAATTGAATTCTGTTGATCTTTTTCTGATAGATCTAAATATTTATCTGGAGGTATCTGATTATTATCTAAAAGTAAAAATGATGTAGTTTCTATATCAAATGTATATATATAGTAT